GATACCCCAGCCCACCCCGCAGAATCCCGCCAACGTCGTCGCCCAAGCGCAGGACTACCTCTGCCTCGAATGGGCGCGCGTCGATCCCTTCATGGTCTACCCGGCGGCGCATGCCACCGACGTCGATGACGGGGACTTCATTGAGCGCCACAAGCTGTCGCGCTCCGCGCTCCTCGAATTGAAGGGCGTACCGGGCTACTCGGATGCTGCCATCGACGCCGTGCTCGATGAGTATGGACGTGGGGGGTTGAACGAGTGGCTCTACATCGACTCGGCCAAGGCGGAAGCGGAGGGAAAGTCTGTTGCCGCGATTGGGTCCAACCCCGGAAAATTGATCGATGCCATCCAGTTCTGGGGCAGCGTTCAGGGCAAGATGCTGGTGGAATGGGGGCTCCCCGAACCCGCCGTGCCCGACCAGCTGAAAGAGTATCCGTGCGAGGTGTGGTTGATCGGGCGCTGGGTGATCAAAGCCGTGCTGAATCCCGACCCCTTGGGAAGGAAGCCCTACTACAAAGCAAGCTACGAGGAAGTGCCCGGCACCTTCTGGGGGAACTCGGTACCGGACCTGTGCCGCGACGCGCAGGCGCAGTGCAACGTCGCCGCTCGCGCGATTGCCAACAACATGGGCATCGCCTCCGGCCCGCAGGTCGCCTACAACACCGACCGCATGCCCCCGGGCGAAGACCTGACCCAGATGTACCCGTGGAAGATTTACCAGTACACCTCCGACCCGTACGGGTCGACGGCCAAGGCGGTGGAGTTCTTCGCGCCGCCGATGATCGCGCAGGAGTTGATGCTGGTCTACCGCTTCTTCTCCGAGATGGCTGACGAGCATACGGGGATTCCCCGTTACATGACGGGCGACGCGCAGGGACAGGGCGGCGCGCTGCGCACGTCCTCGGGCATGAGCATGCTCATGCAGAACGCGGGAAAGTCCATCAAGCAGGTCATCGCCAACATCGACCAGAGCGTCATTGAACCCCTCATCGAGCGCCTGTGGTTCTACAACATGCTCTTCGGCACCGACCCGGCGTTGAAGGGCGACATCAGCGTGATCGCGCGCGGAGCGAATTCCCTGATCGTGAAGGAGACCCAGCAGCAGAGAATTAACGAATTTCTTCAACTCGCTCTTACGAATCCCTTGGTCAACCAGATCGTCGGCGAGGAAGCCATCGCCGCCATGCTGCGCATCGCGGCGAAAAACCTCGATATGGACACCGATCAGATTGTCCCGCGGCCCGAGGTCATCCGTGCCCGAGTCGCGGCCGCGCAACAAGCGCAGCAGGCCGAGCAGCAGCGGCAGGACCAGCTGCAACTCGCCATTCAGGGTGCACCGTCCCAGAAGCTCCACGTGGAGGTCGGACCCGACGGCAAGCCCATCGGCGGCTCCATGGACGCCGAGCAGATGCACGTCATGTCCGCGCCGCCGGGCGCTCCCGTGGTGCCCCCGGGCCTTATGGGCGTCCTCGGGCAGAACATGGGCGGGGGCGGCAATGGTCGCTCCGCGCCGCCGCCCAAGACCATGCCGACCCAGCAGCCCGGCGTTGTCACTGCGTTCGCGCCGAGACGCTTGCACTAAGCCCCTGCCCTAGCGCAGAATCCGCTCCGATGGTACCGATTACGCCAGCATTGCGGGATGCCTTGATCCGGGTCAAAAAAGACCCGCAGCTGCGGCCCTTCGTCGATCACCTCATTGCCGATCTCGCGCGCGAGCACGCTGCGATGACGGGCCTCGACGCCCCCATGGTCTACCGCGCGCAGGGGCGCGCCTCCTACGCCGCCGACCTGATGAAGCTTATCGAGAGCGCCGACAGCCTTGCTACCGGCGTTCTCGATAAACCAGTCCCCCACCGTGTCGCAACGGCGGGGCGGTTTTGATGTTGCCTAGCACAGCCCATAGCTGGACTGCGCATCCCACTCCCGAGGGCGTGGCGCGTACAAGGCGAGATGGCGTGAAAGGGAAGTGAAGCGTGGCGTTGCCCCAAGCGATTCAGCGTCAGGAAGCAGAAGCGGAAGCGATCCGCGCTGCTGCCTACGGCCTCAATCCCGATGAACCGGCCTCCCCCCAAGTGGGCGAGACCCCGGTGCCCGGGCCGGAGCCCGTAGCGCAGCCCGCGCCGCCCCAGCCTGCTCCGCCCGCGTCGCTGGAGCCCGCCGCCCCGGTTCAGGCGGCCCCGCAGCCGCCGGTTGGCCCGGTAGAGGATGCGACGTACTGGCGACAGCGGTTCGAAACCTTGGCGGGGAAGTACAACGCCGAGATGCCGCAGTTGCACCAGCAGCTTCGTGAGCAGGGCGCACAGCTTGAACGGCTGTCGGTCCAGCTTACCGAGTTGAGTGCGCCCGCCCCTGCCCCTGACTCTCCGGCCCCGCAACAGGACGTCGAGAATTTTGGCGAGGACTTGGTCGATTTCGTGCGCCGCGTGGCGCGCGAGGCCGTCCTTGCCGAGCGCGCCGAGGTGGATAAACGCTTTGGTAGCGTGGTCGAGCAGGTCGAGCAGGTACAGCACCACGTGGTGAAGAGCGAGATGGACAAGTTCTGGGACGCGGTCATTGGGCTCGTTCCCGACTGGCTCACCATCGACAAGTCACCGCAGTGGATTCAATGGCTGGATTCGACTCCGGAGTACACGGAGGCGACCTACCGCGAGTTGGCCACACAGGCGATTCAAAAGGGGAAACCCGACAAGATCGCCAAGCTGGTCGGTGAGTGGAGAAAAGCCGTTGGTGCGCCCGCCGTGGCGCAGCCGCAGCCCCCCGCGCTGCAGCTGGTACCGACTCCGCCGCAGGCCGATCTTTCGAGTCAGGTTGCTCCCTCGACCGTCAAGTCGAATGGCGGCGTGCCTGTAGCTCGAAAGACGCTGACGCGCGCCGACTACGAAGCCATGTACGACGTCCGCAATGTGCAGCGATACGGGGAGAAAGAGGCCGCGCGCCTGATCGCCGAGGCCGACCTCGCCGTAGCGGAGGGACGTGTGCAGTGGTAGCGTAACGACGTGACATCGAGGGCCGTTCGCATCCTTTCAACCTTTTAGAGGATCACAATGGCCACCGTCACACCCGGAGTAGTAACACCTGTAGGCGGCGCATTCGCGACTTCACCGGCGATGTCGGGGACGTTCATCCCGACGCTCTGGTCCGCGCAGCTTGCCAAGAAGTTCTACATCGCCACCGTGTTCTCCGAGATCGCCAACACCGACTGGTCCGGCGAACTGAAGAACATGGGCGACAAGATCATCATCAACAAGATTCCCACCCTCACGGTCAACAAGTACGTGATCGGGCAGGGCGTCACCTACGAGGTGCCGGTCCCCAGCACCTTGGAACTGACTATCGATCAGGGTCTGTATTTCGCGTTTCAGGTGAACGATGTCATTGAGTATCAGGCGAAGCCTGCGCTCATGGACATGTTCTCCAACGACGCGGGCATGCAGATGAAGGTGAAGGTCGATTCCACGTGCCTCTTCAACCTGTCGTTGAACGCCGCCTACGGCACCCCGGCGGCGGGCAATTCGGGAGCCACGGCGGGGCTGAACTCCGGTGCCTACAATCTGGGGACGAACACCGCCCCAGTGGCGCTGACCGGCGCGAACGTGCTGCAGATGCTCACCGCCTTCTCCGGCGTGCTCGATGAGCAGAATATCCCCGAGGACAACCGCTGGTTGATCATCGACCCGCTCACGCGCAACCTGTTGATGCAGTCCAATCTCGCGCAAGCCCAGTTCATGGGCGACGACAAGTCGATGGTGCGTAACGGGCGCATCGGCATGATCGACCGCTTCATGGTCTACGTGTCGAACAACCTGCCGCGCGGGGCCGCCAACGCGGTCATGAAGTCCGGTGACGGCACGGAGTCCATCGGTGCGACCCATACGACCGCACGGCGGTTGCTGGTCGCGGGGCACAAGGCGGCGTTCACCTTCGCCTCCCAGATCACCAAGACCGAGCAGGTGAGGAACCCCTACGATTTCGGCGACTACATCCGGTCGCTCAACATCTTCGGGTACAAGGCAACGAAGCCGGAGGCGTTCGCTATCGCCTACGTTTCCTAATCCGGCGCTCACCTTCACTTCTCATCTGTATAGGAGATCAACATGGCAGAGTCACGTAGCCTGAGTGTCAAAAGCGGCATCACCGCGCTGGCGGGTGGCGCGAACAGCGCCGCCACACCGGTGCTCGACGGCGACATCAACATCATTGCCGTCGCCGCCACCGCGGCGGATTCGGTGCGCCTCCCGGCGAATCAGCCGAAGGGGTCGAGCCTCGTCGTGCGCAACAACGGCGCAGCGTCGGCGAACGTGTTCCCGAACACGGGAGCTACGATCAACGGCGGTGCGGCGGACGCTGCAGGAGCGGTCGCCAGCGCGAAGTCGTCGATTGCCTACCAAGTCGCCGACAACGGGCTCACTTGGATCACGGTCGCTGGCGCGTAGCCGTTTTACAACCGCTGTAAAAACCCGCGCCTTCGGGCGCGGTTCGGAGGCAATCATGTCGAACAGACAACGACTGACCGCGAGCGGCGCGTGGTCGGGTTCCGTAGGTGCCCTTGTTGGCGACAGCATCAACAGCGAGATCGTCGCGCTCGCGGGCGGCGCGAACGACTCCCACACACCTGTGCTCAAGGCAGACATCAACATCATCAAGGTGTGCGCTGCGGCCGGGGATTCCGTCAAGCTGCCCAAGGGCGACACCGGCGACGACATGTGGGTTCGCAACGGTGGCGGTGAGACGGCCAACGTGTTCCCGCCCGACAACGGCCGGATCGACGGCGAAGAGATCGATGCACCGCGCCCGCTTCCCTCGGGCAAAGCAGTCATCTTCAAGTCCGTCGGGCGCGCAGACTGGATCACCGCAAATTAACGTACTACAAACGTAGTACATGGAGATGTCATGACCGAACCCAAAGACGAAGCGAAGGAAGCCAAGACCCAAGTCGAGCGGTTGAAGTCCGAGTACGGTGCGGAGGACATGGGCACCTACATGGATGCGCGCGTGGAAGGCAAGCCCATCCGCGTAGCCGTGTGGAACGAAGGGCTGAAATCCTACCAGCCGACCGAGGAAGGGGTGGCCCTGCTCGCTACGCCGAAGGCCGAGAAGCCCAAGGCGGAGGAGAAGGGCAAGCCCAAAGGCAAGACCGAGATACCGCCGCCGCCCCCGGGGAGCCCGTTCCCGTCCGCACCGCCTCCGCCGCCCGGGACGCACGGCCCCACGGGCTGATCCGTGGCGACAGTTAAGTTTGCGCAGTGGCTGCCAGAGGTAATGCCGCTGGTTCCGGGCTGCCCGGAACCGTTGGCCATCAACGCCCTGCGCAACGCCGCCGTCGACTTCTGCTCCAGCACGCTGTGGTGGCAGGACGACTACGGCCCGGTCGACATTGGGGCGATGCAGCCTTACAGCTTCGTGCTCCCCCCCGATGTGGACGTGGTGCAGATCATGTCGGCGCGCCTCGTCAATCGCGGTTATCCACTGAGCATCACGGGCACGCAGGAACTGGATAACCGGGTCTGGAATTGGCGCGCGGCGACTGGTGAGCCGCGCGCCATATTCCAGCCGAGGCCCGGGCGGGTGGCTACCTACCCCGTGCCGGAAGGAGGCAATGTTTATTCCGTGCAGTTTCGTCTCGCGCTGGTGCCGCTACGCAACGCGGTCACGGTTACCGACGATCTCTACGATATGTACCTTCCGGAGATCGCCGCGGGGGCGCTTGAAATTCTGCTCGGCATGGAAAACCAGCCGTGGGCGAATTCCGGCATGGCCGGGCGCTACGGTAGCGACTTCAAGAGCGCGCTAGTCACCGCGGCCACTGAAACCGCGAAGTCCTACGGACGACAGAACCAGCGCGTGCAGATGCGCCACGGGTGACCGGTGTCCATCCCGGTCATTCCGATCTCGCTGCTGCCGCCCAAGCCACCGGCGCTCAGTGCCCTCGCCGCGCTCTTCCCGGCGACCATCGGCACCTTCACCTACCGCGTAACGGCACAGGAGATTCTGGGGAGCGGCGGTGACGCTGTCTTCTCTACGCTCTGGGTAACCGGTGCCTCGGGCAACGCTCAGATCGACGGCACGCTGACGCTGTTGGCCCCGCCGACCGCGGGCGCGCACGCGGTCACCAAAGCCTACGTGGACGGGCATGCGGGGGGTGCCACGCGCGTCGTCGACTCGGATGCGACTGGGGACGCGCAGAGCACCGTAGAAGCCGCGTGGAACGCGCAGGCGAACGCCGCGGGCACCGTCCGGGGCGCAGGCGAGGCGACTTTCTACCGCTGGCCCTCCACGGCTCCCAAGACCTACCGCTACATGGGGAACCAGCTGGTCGGCCCGTGGAACACCGTGGCGGCTGACTGGTTGAACGTCAGCATAGTGACGAGCCACGCCGCGCTCACGGGTCTCACCGCCGACGACCACCCACAGTACCTACCGCTCTCCGGCGTGCGCGCCATGATTGGGCCGCTTACGCTGGTCGGCCCGCCGACGGCTCCGCTGCACGCCGCCGACAAGGACTACGTCGACAACCTCGACGCCGCGCAGAAAACCTACATCGACAACGCGGACGCCGCGCTCGGCGCGAACACCTCGGCCGCGCTCGCGCTGAAGGTGGCGAAGGCAGGCGATGTGATGACCGGCCCGCTGACGCTGCCCGGTGCGCCGACGCTGCCGCTGCACGCCGCGCCCAAGGGCTACGTCGACGCCGCCGTGGCGGGTGTGGTCACGGTCACCAGCCACGGCGCGCTGACCGGCCTCACCGCGGATGATCATCCGCAGTACCTGCCGCTTACGGGCGCGCGGGCGATGACTGGTCCGCTCACGCTGCCCGGCGCGCCGACGTTGACGCTGCACGCCGCCACCAAGGGCTACGTGGACACGGCTATCGGTTCCATCGGCCCCAGTCTCCCCCCGGGCGGGCTCACCAACGAGGTGTTGACCAAGCTCAGCAACACGAGCGGGGATGCCAACTGGAAGCCCTCCGCCGGGGGCAGCGGGGCCGCAGATATCGCCGACGCGCAGCCCGCGCTGAACGAGGGCGAGCAGTGGTTCGAGTCTGACACCGGCAACTTCTACCTGCGTTACAAGAACCCCGACGGCACCTTCACGCTGGTTGGTACGAATCCGGTCGGGGTGAAGGGTGACAAGGGCGTTCAGGGCGACCCGGGCGCACCGGGCACGCCGGGGGCGGCGGGCCCGCCGGGCAACGACATCATCATGCAGGACGCGGTGCCCATCGTGGGTCCGGGGCAGCAGTGGTTCGAGACCGACAGCGGCAAGATGTTCGTGCGCTACCAGAACCCGGATGCCACGTTCACGTGGATCGAGGTGAACCCGGTGCGCGGCATTCAGGGGCCGCAGGGGCCGCAGGGGGCGTCGGGTGTGCAAGGACCGACCGGCGCGGCGGGGCCGACCGGGCCCGGTGTGCCCGTAGGCGGTAATCCCGGTTTTGTTCTGGTTAAAAACGGCGCTGCGGATTTTGCCACTGCGTGGCAGACCGACATGCCGCAGTGCTGCGGGCGTTTTCGTTTCCTAGACTTGAATCGCTGCGTACTTTACCCATGGAATGGCGACCGGTTGTGGATCAACGGCAGGAACTACGTGATCCCCTTCGGCGGAGTCACGCTTTCCTCCGGCCCGGTGACGCCCAACGTCGCCTGCTACGTCTACACCGCACCGGGTACGTGGCCCAATTTCACGCTGGTAACGAGC